CTAAGTGAGCGTTGTATCTAATCCTGGGGGCAGGTCACGGCTGGGAAAGATAAATTCTCGGTTGCCGCTTAACGGCTTCATCATCTCCAGAACAGCTATTGCTTCATCTGACAATGGGACTGTATGGTCACGATTCATTTTCATCCGTGATGCGGGGATTTTCCATTCTCGCGCTTCCAGCTCCACTTCATCCCAGCGAGCCTCAGCTGCTTCGGCTGGGCGAGTGATTGTAAGAAGCTGCCACATGAACAAGCATCGTGTTGACTGGATAATGTTGGCGGTACGCATAGTCTGCATGAGTTGAGGTAACTGATCCGGGCGGATACTTGGCATGTTCTTCTTCTGAGGCTTCTCAAAGGCTTTGCCAATATTGACGCTAGGAACCGCATCAATTAGGCCAGTATTTTGAGCATAAACCATGACCTCATTGATTCGTTGGCACAGGCGTCGGACGGTTTCCAGCGCTCCTCTGGCCTGAACCGGTTGAACGGCCTGAACCAGTGTGTGAGCTTTAATATCTGTAATACTGATATCGCCAATCACTGGTAAAACATCTCTCTCCAGTGAGCGCCAGATATCCTCTGCATAGTCCTCGGTCACACTGGCTTTCTTCACATTCCACCAACGTTCAGCCACAAGTTGGAAAGTATTGGTTTTGGCTTCCAGCGAACTGCGAAGTTGTTCTTGCTGATGTTCCTGTGGATCGATTTGTTTTGCCAGGAGAGAGCGAGACTCTGCCCGATAGTTTCTGGCATCGGCAAGGGTAACTGCCGGGTAGGGGCCAATGCTCTTCTTCGCACGCTTTTTGGTAACAGGGCGAATGTAGCGGAACTGCCATATTTTGCTGCCGGTGGATTTGATGAATAGCTCAAGGCCATCGCCATCATAGAGAACGTAGTCCGCATCCTTGGGTTTGGCGGATTCGATTTCCTTAACAGATAAAGGTTTGGTTTGTCTTGCCATTGCTGGGTTTCCATAGTTTTAGGCACCTCAAAAACAATAATGCTTTATGAGGTGCCTAACAAGGTGCCTAAAAGGTTCGGATTTAATTAGTTGGCTTCGGACTTAGCGGGACAAATTGAAGGCACAAAAAAGCCCGCAGGGCTTGTGCCATGCGGGCTCTTTAGACTTTATCGGATGACTCTGGTAATCATCGATTGAAGATTTTGGTGGAGCTGGGGGGATTTGAACCCCCGTCCGAAATTACTACATTTTTAACTCTGCATTGATTTCTATGTATTTATGTTATTAATCAATGAGTTGATTTGTATCTCTTAGTGTTGCTTAGTCGTCTTTTGTATCGTGTGTCGCCACTTTGTCGCCACTTTTGCTATGCCAGTTCAGGTTGGCAAGGGGGTTTTTTGTTGTTGCGTCTTCCAGATGTTCCAGAGCGAAATGTGCGTATACCATGGTCATTTTAATGTCTGCATGGCCTAGGATATCTCTAAGAACTAAGATGTTTCCGCCATTCATCATAAAGTGGCTCGCAAAGGTGTGACGCAGCACATGCGTGCATTGCCCTTCCGGCAAAATAATGCCTGCTCTCCTAACGGCTCTCTCAAACGCTTTACGGCAGGGTGAGAAAATTGCACCGCGTTTTTTAGGTATTTCGTCGTATAGCTCTTTTGTTATAGGAACAGTTCGGTTTTTTTTACCTTTGGTTTTGATGAAGGTGATCCGATACTTTGTAATCTGCTGTCCTTCTAACTTCTCCGCTTCACTCCATCGTGCCCCAGTTGAAAGGCAAATTTTCGCCACCTTTATAAGGTCTGGATTCAAAGACTCCTCACAGGCATCTAACAGACGCTTTATTTCAACGTCTTCCAGAAATGTAAGCTCTGTCTCATGAATTCGAAAAAGTGGTAGTCCGGCTAACGGGTTCGGCGCAGTCCAATGTCCAAGCTTGCGAAGTGTGCCAAAAACAGCCGATAGATTGAGCTGTTCAAGATTTATCGTCCGTGGTTTAACTGCTGGAAGTGCTACTCCTTCCTTGGTGATTACTTCACCTTTCAATCTTTTTTCACGGTACTTTGAAAAATCTGCTGCTGTTATTTCTGTTGCTATTGGGTCGCCGAGTGCGTCGCAGATAACTTTTAATTTTGCGTTCATTCGTTTGGGATCGGCCAGGGTTTGACCATAGAGGGAATCCCAGAGCTTGATCAAATCAGAAAGCTTTCGCCTATCCGCTTTTTCTCCCATCCACGGTTTACTGCTCGCTTCTTCCATTGTGAAGGTTTCGAAAGCGGCCGCCTCGCCTTTCGTAGCGAATAATTTTCTAACGCGCTTCCCTTTACGTCCGCTGGGATAGCATTCACAAAGCCATTGCCCATCCTGTTGCTTTCTGATCGCCATAACTTAAGCCTTGCTAAACGTGCCAGCCACTTTGGCAATGATTTTTATATCGTCTATGTTGCAGTCAAATGGCACGCCACCACCTTGAACGCGAACTTTTTTCACGGGGATAAAGGCCAGTTCTCGAATGCTGTATTTTCCTTCGATGTTGACTAACCATTCCCCGTCTGAAAATTCGCTGCCCTTCTTATCGACAATGTATGTTTTTGATTCACTGCGAACGACATGAGGTGCTGCAAGATTGTTGGGAAGAAAAACCTTATCAAACATCATATAACCAGATTGTTTGAGTTCACCATCTTCCAGTAAATAGCTTTCAAGGCGGGCGATATCAGATTTTGTGTGCTCGTATTTAACACCTTCCCCAGTAGCTAACCACTCCAAAGAAACTCCTGTTTCAAGAGCGCAGCGAATAACTAAATGCGCAGGAAAATAGTCCCGTTTTATCCAAGTTGCCAATGTGCTGGATGCGATTTCAACATGACGACACAGGTCATTTTTGAAACGAAATCCATATGCTTCCATCATCCGGTCAATGGCCTTAATCCCACCAGTTTCAAACATGTTTGCTCTCACATACGAATAAATAGATTGACTGTTCGTATCTGAGTCGTTATAAATTAAACGCTCTCAAATACGAGTGTTTGCGGTTCTATGCCAAGAAACGCTAACAGATGCGAACTAATACGAAGAAAACAAGGGATATTGCACGATGGCTGAAACTATTTCAATCGAGATTCCGAGCCTGTGGGTGTTTCCAGACCAATTTGCTGCTTTGGAAAGCATGTCCATACATACCGTTTATAAATGGAAAGAATTCGGGAAATTGAAAATCATTCCAAAGAAAATCGCCAAGGGTAAAACCAAGGCAGGCGGAAAAATTCAAATCAAGTATTACGACTATAAATTACAACAACTTAAGGCAATGGGATGTACCGACGTTGCGATCAAGGTTGTTGGTTGGGATAAGTTTGCCGCTAAAAAAGAGGCGTAACTATGTTTGATTATCAAACATCCATACATCCCCATTTGGATACAGCTTGTCGCCGCTTCTCTCAGACTCACAATCTGGCTGAACTTGCCGCTGATATGGGGGTTTCTGCACAGGTATTACGCAACAAGCTGAATCCAGACCAGCCGCACCGTTTAACGGTAAACGAGCTGATCTTACTGACAGATATCACTGATGATTCGGCGGTTCTGGACGGTTTGCTGGCACAGCTGAAATGCTTGCCTGCTGTGCCGGTGAATGAGGCGAAGCCAAATAATTTACCGATGCACGCTCTGAGTGCTACGGCCGCAATCGGTGTTATTGCCGGTGAGGCCATTTCCCCCGCGCCTATGACGCAATCACGTAGAAACGCCATTTTAGACCGAGCCAATCAGGCGATCCGCGATCTGTCCTTGCTCGTTGTGTCTGTTGAGTCGCGTTTTCACACCACGCCTGTGCTGGCATCCGCAATGGACGTAATCAGTTCATGCGGCGTCATGCCTGGCCTGAACTGAGGCTATTCGATGAAAGTTTTCGCACAACTATTAAAGCAACAATCGCCAACGGCTCAACTGCAAAGCTATGGCCACGGTTGGCTTGAACTGCCAAACGGTCAGCGCTGGCAACCGGCCGCAAGCAAAGTGGCGTTTCTAAGTGATCAGCGTCACCCGATGGTGAAGATTAAGCGCCGCCCTTGGTGGTTCCGCCTGATGGGATTAAGGGGGTAAGCGTGGAACAGCAATTACCGAAATGGATTAGTGAAGCCAGAAAGATGATTTCAGGCACTGAAAACCGGGTGAAACATTATTGGGAAAATCTTCCAGAGGATGAACGCCGCGATCTCTGTTTCTTATCCCAGCTGAAAAGCCGCCATGTGAAATGCGCCTGGGACGATTTGACCGAGGCGGAAAAAATCGCACTGTGGCAGGGCGTTTTGAAGGTCAGAAAAATGCAGCAACAAACCCGTTCACTGACGCCGGAAGATTTCAAAGGCGTGGTTGTTTGTAGTGTTAGCCGTCGAGCTGACGAACAAAAAATTTCAAATCCGATGCACTGAGGGAAGTATGAAAATTATCACCGTAGACGAAATTGGTTTGATCGAGTCATTCGCAACTTTTGGCGTTAAGTTCAATTACAGCCGTTTATTCCTGAGTAAATGCCACGTGTCAAAAGGCCGCGTTGCGCTGACGCCTTTCATGTTCAATGACACGGTTCATCTTGATAACCCGCACCAATGGTTTGCGGCCAATGCTGCGTTTTGGGTACGCGCCTATCGAGAGTCTGAAACCTTGGTCGAACAAGTGGAAACAATGGCCAGCATTCGCGCCCTTTATTTTTTGGCCGGTTCTTTGGGGCAGGGTCATGCTCATGCGCTGATCAGTACTTGGTTTAATACGACCAAGGAATTGCACGGCATGGGTGCGCTTAACCTGTCACCGCTTGCGCCGCTCCCTAAAAAATACGAAACAACGATTTCCCCGCTTAGTTTCCATTAATTAATCCCCTGAACGCCTACGGCTTCCATTAGGTTGCCGGGGTTTCTTGCTGCCTAAATTTGGAGTTATGCCATGCAGATGAAACGTAATGACCGCAACCAACTTCCAGCGCTTTGGTGTGGATGGGATGCCGCAAAAGCTGCCGGTGACCAAACCGTAATATTGATTAAAGGCGCACGCGCTGAGGCAATGGCTGATGCCGCCGTGAAATATTCCGGCCGCCTGGATCGCCTGGCTTCTCATATTGCGAACGAAGGTTTTAGCGCCGCTGAAATCGTTGAGCTGTTGCGCGAAGAATCTGAACAGTTTGCACGCCAAGCGGAGGCAGGGAAATGAGTGTACTTCATGAATTGAAGATTCATGCCCGCCATTACAACGCGGTGGCGATAGGGGTAAAGAAAGCCGAGTTAAGAATTAATGATCGGCATTTTAAGACGGAGGATGTGCTGTGGCTGCGTGAATGGGATGGCGAAGAATATACAGGCCGTTATTCCTATGCGCTCGTTACACATTGCCTTGATATGGGGCATTTCTTTGATATGGATGAACTCAACAATTGGGTGATGTTGTCTATTGCAGTGCAAAGGTCACACACCCCACCTCAATGGTCTGAGCAACATGGGTGGAGAAACCTCTAATGAGAACGGTACTGAAATGGGCGGGATCCAAGGTTCGCATTATTGAGGTTTTGAAGCGTCATTTACCCGCTGGCCAGCGTCTTGTTGAACCGTTCGCCGGTTCATGCGCAGTGATGATGAATACTGACTACCCGGCTTACTTTATTGCTGATGCAAACCGCGATCTGATCGATATGTACAAGCTGATTGCAGAGCAACCGGCCGCTTTTATCCAGGCGGCTGAGGCGTTATTTGAAACGGGGAATACTGAGGCGGAATATTACCGTTTACGTTTTGCATTTAATTCCAAGCCAGCCGGTGATAAAGACCGCGCCCCGCTTTTTCTCTACCTCAACCGTCATTGTTTTAACGGGTTATGTCGGTACAACAAAAAGGGCGAATTCAACGTTCCTTTCGGCAAATACAAAAAGCCGTACTTTCCAAGAGCTGAAATTCTGGCATTCGCTGAAAAAGCCAAGCTGGCCACGTTCCTTTGTGGGAACTACAGCGAGGCATTGAAAGCCGCGCAATCTGGGGATGTGGTTTATTGTGATCCGCCGTACCTCACAGAAACAGCCAATTTCACCGCTTATCACTCCGACGGATTCGGGCACGAAGAACATGGCAGGTTAGCCAGGAGCGCACGCCGTTTGGCTGGCCGTGGCGTGCCGGTGGTCATTTCTAACAGTGATACAGATATGGTGCGTTATCTCTATAAAGATTTTGCCATCAATAAAATCACCGCGCCGCGCAGTATCGGAGCGGCGGCCGGCAGCATCAAATCTGCCCAGGAGGTGATTGCAACCGTGGCGTGGGATTGCTGAATGGAGTCTTTCGTTAACGGCCAGCATCATGAAACCCGCCAGTGGCAGCAAGAGCAATTTGCCCCTGGCGCACCTTCTGGGATTAGCCTTACTGAACGCCAGTTATGGCATATCAACAAAGACGATCACGCCTGGCGTGCTGAGTATTTGGCAGAAATGCCAAATTTCTTAGCGCGTTATTTTGGCGATCGTTACAGCAAATTAATGGAGGCTGGCCAGCATGGCCGCCGCCGTGCCAATACATTTTTACGCACAACATTAGGTAAAAATGTATTGCCACGTCTGCGCAAAGTTCGACAGCAATATTCAACTAATTTCCAGGGTGCAGGCGGTGTGCATATCCCGTTTGCCAAGGATATGGAAAAACTCCCAGGTTACGATCGTGACGACGTGCGCAACTTGGCGCACCGTATCGCAGATTTTATGGCCGAGTGCTTCAATGATTTCATTCGCATGGCTTTCCTGGAAGATTCCAAATCACCCGAAGAATTAGAATGGCGTGCAACAGCTGCTTACCGTCATTTGGCTGAGCTAGTGAACCAGTTCAGTATCACGCCGCCTTATTGGCATACCTTCAAAGCAGGCAACAATTTCACGGCGCGTAATGCTGAGTCGGGTTTACTGCGGATGATGGCACCGGAATGGTGGCGCGGTAAGTTGAAACGAAGCCGTGATCTGCTGCGTGAACATATGGCCATTGCCGTGGGGCAAGTGCAAAAGGCAGCATCGGCGTATGTCAGCCGTTCCACGCAAGGGGAATGGGTGGAGCAAAAGAAACGTAACCGGGAGTTTTTTAAATCGTGTGATCTGGAAAACCAGGAAACAGGGGAGCGTATTTCCCTGGCTGACATGGTGGACGGTAGCAACGCCAACCCGGCAAAACGTCGCTGTGAACTGATGGTTCGTATGCGCGGGTTTGAAGATTTAGCCACTGAAATGGGTATGGCCGGAGAGTTTTACACGATCACCGCGCCGTCAAAATATCACGCCGTGCATAGTAAGGGCGGGTTCGTTTCTCAGTGGAACGCAGCAAGCCCGCAGCAAACGCAAAAATACCTTTGCGGAGTGTGGGCAAAAGCCCGCGCTGCGTTTTCCCGCGCCGGGATCCATGTCTTTGGTTTTCGCGTAGTCGAACCGCACCACGACGGGACGCCGCACTGGCATATGTTGCTGTTTATGCGCCCGTCTGACGTGGCCGAGGTGCGGGATATTCTCTGTTACTACTCCCGCCTTGAGGATTCCGAAGAACTGCAATCTGCATACGCGCTTAAGGCGCGTTTTCACGTTGAACCTATCGATCCAGAGAAGGGCAGTGCAACCGGCTACATTGCCAAATACATTTCCAAAAATATCGACGGTTACGCCCTGGACGGCGAAGCCGACGACGAAACCGGCGAAAATTTGAAAGACATGGCCAAGGCGGTATCTGCCTGGGCAAGCCGCTGGCGGATCCGTCAGTTTCAGCAAATCGGCGGTGCGCCGGTAACGGTCTGGCGTGAGCTGCGCCGTATGCGTGATATCACCCTTGAAAATAAATCTATGGATGCGGTGCTGGCTGCGGCTGATGTGGGGTGCTGGGCATCGTACACCCAGGCGCAGGGAGGTGCGTTGGTGGCGCGTCGTGATCTGGTTGTGCGCCTGATGTATGAAATCACCGAGTGCGGCAATGAATACGGGGAAGCCGTTCAGCGTATACAGGGGGTTTATTCGCCGTTAGCTGGTCAGGAATCAGAGATTTTAACGCGCCTGGTCAAATGGGCGATTGTCCCGAAGTTGGCCGACAGCGCAGCGGAGGCTGCTTTTCCTGGCGGCATCGCCGCCCCTTGGAGTTCTGTCAATAACTGTACTCAAAGTACGATCACCGAGTTGAAAAAGGGTATCGGTATTCAGTCCCAAGATGCTGGCCAGATGGCCAAAGCGTTGGCCAGGGGCAATATCGTGCCGCTGGATCGGGAAACAGAAATGCAATTAGAAGGTAACCGGCTGGTGGTGAGGCGGAGAAAGCAATATTGCAGGAACAAGAATTGCGGTGAGGTCATCACGCCTGAAAACGAATCATTCGATTCCCCTGGCATGTGCTGGGCGTGTGCCGATGGGTATGTTTTGCAGACGGATCAGAGCGATGCCGTTAACCGGGCGTTTGAAGCGTTGGGAATTTAATGCAAGGTGAAAACTCGCAAATGCACGCGCAGTTTGCTTTTATTCTGTAACATTTTGCGATACTGTATATTCATACAGTTAATTAATGGGGAGATTGGGGAATGCGGGATTTGTTTTTTGAGGAAATCGCTGTGCAAAGGATGGCTTTATTTTCCCGGTTGGTGGCTATTGGGAACTGTAATCAGGAAGAAAAAACGTTAGCGCTGGGTTGGTTGGCTGAGCTAAATGTGGAATTGCTGGAAGGTCTGCGGCAGGGAGAAAAGAAAAACCCCCAAAGCGGGGGCAGTGATTCAGGCTTGTTGCAGTAGCGAAAGCAACATTTGCTTATCGTCGGATTTCAAAGAATCCACAAGGCCACGTAGTAAGCTGCCCTGGCTTTTTGCGCTTGGGCTGATGGTGTGAGAAAACGTCATATTCATTACAAACGTATGGCCACATTCGAAGTCAGAGCACGCACAGTAAAGGTCTGAAATTTTCCGATGCTTGCGTGCCGTTTTCTTAATGACTGAGTTCGCGCCGCATTCGGGGCAAATGATTGTCGGTACGCGCATTTTGTTGGCTCCGGGGAAGTGATAACCCCGTGATTTTAGCCTGTTGCGGCTCATTTTTCATCCTCTGATGTTGTGTCAAAAGCAAAGTTAAGCCGCAGATGTGGCGGAATTTCCAGATCACTGTTGACCGCATTCATGATCATGCGCTGCAACGGAATGACTTCATCCTTTCGATACGTTGTCCGGGATTTTTCCGGGTCGGGCAAACCGGCCGCATTTTGCGGAATAATGCCCGCCAGGCCAGCCGGGAACCGGTGGGCATTCAGTACATCCTGTGCGCTGATGTTCTTCACGTTGTTGAATTCGTCGTTCGCCCCGATATCCCCCACCGGAATAAACTGGATCGCCTTTTCCCCGCCCTGGGGAATGTTCACAAAGATGGTGGAGAAGTTGCCGATCCCTTTGCTACTTTCCAGGCGCTGCGCAATTTCTTCTTCTACTTCGTCGGTCATGTTCGCGTCATTGGTGTAGATGATGCCCCCGGTGTGCGCCCCGTTGTGATAGTAGCGGCGGCGGAAAATGGTTGCCTCACTATTGAGTAACGCCGAATGAATGCCGCTGATGTAATCCGGCAGACCGTAAATCTGTTGCTGCGGATCGTACTGTTTCATGAAAATGACATCATCCGGGCTGTACACCAGCGGTTCACCGTCCTGCAAAACCACAAATTCCCCTGTTTTACGTACGCGCAGATACAGCGACGGCAGCGGCAGCAAGTCCACCACGTCACCCCATCCCGAACGCACTTTCAAAATGGCCAGGTCACCGCAGGATAAATAATCGAATACGCCGCCGCGCAGCTGCTCATGCGTCAGCCCGCCGCCCAGGTAATCCGATGCCACCATATTATGGCGGGCATAAATTACGCCGCCGTGCTGGCTGTTGAGATTGGTCAGTTGAACCAGTGCCAGCCGGTCAATTGGCAGGGTGTAGTGATCGAATTCATTGTCATACCAGATATCCCGGTAATTGGTGCCGGTGGTCAGGATGGGTTCCGGCCGCCCCATGCTGATGATGCTCATTTTCTTGCTGCGGTCAGGCTGTTCTTTCTTTGCCTGGCGGGCTGGTTTGCGTTTGCTCATGCTGCTTTTTTCCCTAAGTTCCATTTAGATTTACGCTTATGCTCAAAGTTGATCGGCTCGTTAATGATGGCGTGCGCGATTGCCCAAAAGGCATCGGCGTGGCCGGTTTCAACCGTGCGATCGGCTTTGAAAGTCATGGCGTTGCCGCTGGCCGTGCTGGTGTGCCGGATGGACAGGAAAGACGCGGCAATTTCCCGGTTGTCTTTGTTCCATTCCAGGCGTTTTGCGCCGATAACGTCGATCATCTTTAAGACCAGGCGCGTTTTGGTTTCCATGCCGTAGTGAATGGCCACCGCCTCACGCAGGGCAAAATGTTCAATCAGTTCAAAAACGCCCCGGCCAATGCCGGTGACGTCTACGCCGATGTAAGTCATGTTGTACTTCCCGAACAGCTTTTTGATCTGCGCCGCCTGGTACGCGAAATTCATCCCTTTCCAGTGGAAAAGGCAGAGCACGCGGAATTTTTCCACCGCATAAAGCGGCGGGGCAACGATAGCAAACGTGGATGTATCGCCGGAACGCGCCGGGTCAAAGCCTCCCCATACCTCACGGTTACCGAACGGCCGATCTGCGTTGGGGTCATGGTCTTGCCAGTCGGCCACGTCCACGCCGCAGATTTCCAGGTCACTGAATTTGAAAACGCTGTCTTTACTGTCCACGAACACGCACATATACAGCATGTTGAACGTGTCACGGTTGTAGCGGTTACGCAGCTTCTCAATGCTGGCCAGGTTAAACCCACCCCTGATCGCGTCTTCCATCGTGATGATGTACCGCCACTGTCCATCGGGGCAGAGTCGGCCACCGATGCGCATTTCATCAAAGGATGGGAAAACGGCAGTTTGGCGTTCTTTGTCTCCCTGCTTCCATTCTTCCCCTGTCCAGAAGGGGTACGCCTGGTGCGTTTTGGCGCTGGGCGTTGAAAAGTAGGTGGTTCGCCAATGGTCGTGCGTGGCCATTGCGCTGGCCACCTCGTTAAGCTTGGCGAAGTTCGGCACCCAAAAGTATTCGTCGCAGTACAAATGGCCGCTGTAAGACTGCGCGGTGTTTTTATTGGTGGACAGAAAGCGCAGCTCTGCGCCGTTGCTTAGTCTGATCGGGTTGCCGGTCAGCGTGATGCCGAAATACTGCTCTGCGATGTTGACGATGTAAGAGCGGAACACTTCCGCCTGGGCTTTTGATGCCGAAAGGAAAATTTGCGGGTCGCCGGTCATGACCGCATTTTCGAATGCCTCAATCGCAAAGTACCAGGTGGCACCAATCTGGCGGCTTTTCAGTATGTTCCTGATCTGCTGTGCCAGGTTGTTACGCAGGTGCTTCTGATAGCCGAATAAATGTTCCTCTGCGAAAGCGTCAAAATCTTCCTGCGTCATGCCGGAGATGTCGTTTTTCTTATATTTGCGCTTCTTCACCGGCTCTGTGCCGTCACCGTTCCCGCCCTGGCTGTCATATCCTCCCTGGTTGCCAGATTTGGCGGCGGCCATCTTTTCTTTATGCTTATTTGTCTGCGCACGCAATTTCACGGCGTGCGTAATCAGTACATCAATCTCTTTTAATTCCAGCTCTGTTTTTTTATCCCGGCCAACTAATAATTGGTAACGGCGTTCAATGGCTTCCTCTGTTGATTCGTGGCTGAGTAAATCAGCCCAATTCCCTTTTTCCGCCCAGTAGTAAATGATCCGCGCATTCGGCAGATTTAAATCCTGAGCAATTTCCTTTGGCGTGGCGCGGCGCAAATATAAAGCGCGTGCAACGTCTTTTAGTTCGTCTGTGTATTTAGCCATTGGGGCATTATGCGGGGATGTTTCAGCTATTTCGTTAATTAAATATCTGATGTGGTCGGATATAGGGTTATATCCGAAATCATCTTGGTGCGGGGGCGTTAATTATTGGCGATACTGCAACTCACGGAAACAACGGAGGTTAATTCCGGTATGTCAGATTCACATTTAATGACGAATTGGCTCTGTATCGCAACCGAAGGGGAAACGGTTGATAAGCGTTTTTTAACCAGGGAAATGTTAATTGACGCGGCGGAAACGTATGACCCCAAAAATATGTATACCGCACTGCTGTGGCCTGAGCATGAGCGCTGGTGTGGTAATGCCGGTGAGGTGCTGGAAGTTGAGGCAAGCGAAGATGATTCAGGATTAGTAAAGCTCTATGCGCGGTTGTGTCCTTCCACTGATCTGGTACAGGCGAACCGTAACGGAAAGCTTTTATTCACGTCTGTTGAATTAACGCCTGATGGCAACTTTCGCGGCACTGGCCGTTACTACCTGGAAGGGCTGGGCGTCACCGATGAACCCGCAAGCGTAGGCACTACGCGAATGCGATTTAATAAGCGGAAAGATAATTACTTTATTGGTAATAGCACGCCGCTGGTAATAAACGAAATCAAGGATATTAACATGGCAGGGAAGGATAAGAACAAATCGAAATGGCGCAGTCTTTTCAGTATTGAAGACGAAACCCAAACGCCGGATGAAACACCGCAGGATGGCGATAAATTGCAGGCGTTAGCTGAAGCATTAGCCGCGTTAGAATCTCGTGTTGCTGCGCTTGAATCAAAAACGGACGAAACAGATTCAACCGTTGAAGATATTCAGAGCGATGTTGAAACCGTAAAAGAAGTGGTGGATACGGAAGAATTTGCCCGCTTGCGCGAAGAATTGCCAAATATCGTCAGCAAATTTAGCAAGCTGGATAAAAAGGTGACTACGTTGCCCGGTAAGAATCCGAAAGGTTCACGTAAGCCGTTCGATTTCTTATAAGCATTTATCAGGCTTTTGCCAGGGAAAAACATTAACCGCTGAGTAGCGATTAAGGATGAATAAATAATGATTTTAAATGCAAAAGCGCGTGGCTTTTTAAAGCAATTCGGCGCGGGACTTGCGGCGGCTAACGGTCTGGACGGTGGCGAGGAAAGCAATTATTTCTCACTGTCTGACCCGAAGGAAACGCAGCTGCGTGATGCGCTGCTGGAAAGTTCGGATTTCCTGAACTGGATCACCGTGGCTGATGTTGACCAACTTTCTGGCCAGGTTGTCAGCGTGGGTGCATCCGGTCTGCATACCGGCCGTATTGCTGACGGGCGTTTTCGTCGCAACGTTGGCGTTTCAGGTAACGAGTACAAGCTGGTTGAAACGGATTCGTGCGCCGCGCTGCGTTGGGATCTGCTTTCAATCTGGGCAAATGCCGGTTCTGAGGAAGAATTTTTCCAGATGGTGACCGCGTTTACCACGCAGACCTTTGCCCTGGATATGTTGCGTATCGGCTTTAACGGTAAGTCTGTGGCGACGTCCACTGACTACGAAAAAAACCCGAACGGCGAAGATGTGAATATTGGTTGGCATGAAATTGTTCGCAAATATAAAGACGGCAAACAAATCATGACTGATGCGGTCACGCTGGATCAAAACGGTGATTACAAGTCACTGGATGCGATGGCGTCAGACCTTATCAACACCAAAATTCCGCAGCAATTCCGCAATGATCCGCGCCTGGTGGTGTTGGTCGGTTCTGACCTGGTGGCGGCTGAACAATATCGACTGTATCAGGCGGCTGATCGTCCGAGCGAAAAAATCGCGGCGCAGATGTTGCAGGACTCCATTGCAGGCCGTCAGGCGATTATCCCGCCATTTATGCCGGGCAAACGCATGGTAGTGACCACGCTTAATAACCTGCATATCTATACGCAGCGTAACACCCGTCAGCGTAAAGCGGAGTTTGTTGAAGACCGTAAGCAGTACGAAAACAAATATCTGCGTAACGAAGGTTACGCCGTCGAAGAAATGGAGCTGTATGCGGCGATTGATGAATCCGCCGTGACGATCGGCACCGTTGCCGAGCCATCCGAACCCGTAGGCGGAGAGTAAAAATGAGCCTGTCACCCGCGCAGCGACACAGTGCCCGCATTGCGGCGCAAACGAAGTTAAAGCAACGCCAGGCACTTGAAGGGGCAGACAGCTTGCACGTTCTGAGTGCGGCGCTGGCCAACGATGTGGACATGTTGCACGGGCTGACATTGGCGCAAAAGGTGGCGTTAAAGCGTGATGAATTATTACCAAAATGGATGCCCACCGTTGAAAAGTACCTGGATGGCGGGGAGGTCTACCGCAATCCGATCCTGGCATGGTGTGTGATTTGGCTTTTTGACGTAGGCGACATGGACGCCGCGCTTAGTTTGGCGGATATCGCCATTGAGCAGGGGCAGGAAACCCCGGTTGAGTTGAAAAGCAATTTCCCCACCTTTGTGGCGGATACCGTCCTGAAATGGGCGGAAGTACAGGCCAGGGATGGCCACCCTATTGAGCCTTATTTTTCCCGCACATTTACCGATGTGGCGGAAAAGTGGGAACTGTATGAAGTGATCCAGGCCAAGTGGTTCAAGTTCGCCGGTATGTATCAGCTGTTTGATGAACACGGCGCACCGCGTGCAACGGCCACCGCGGATGTGGAGCTGTTGCAGGGCGTGGACGCCCTGCTGGCCAGAGCCGAAAAGCTGCATTCACAGTGTGGCGTGGGAACAATGCGCAAACAAATTGCTGCCCGCGTCCGCTATTTGGAAAAGCAATCAGGAGCTAAAAAATGAGTTTTAAACACGGTTTAGGCCAGGCGGTAAAGATTTCTGTCAGTGGTGAAACGGGTCACGTTAAAGGCCGTGCCGAATACCTCAACAATTGCCCTGCTTATTTGATTCATTACCAGGCAGCTGACGGCCGCGCCGTTGACCGCTGGTTTGATGAATCTGAAATTCAGCCGGTCACGCCGGTTCAGTAAAGACTACCGCAAGCCGGAACGGGCGCGGGGAAGGTAATGCCCTTGGGTTATGTACCGTGGATCCCGGTCTGCCCGTTTCTTACGGAGAATTTTTTAATGTTTAGCGGAACGCCGATCGATTACCAGGATGAACCGTTAACGAATGACGGATTTTGGCCAGATTTGAATCTGGCGGATTTCCAGGAACAGCGCAGCATCCCCGCCGATGTAGACGCCGGGACAGTAGCCGAAGCGCTGCTGACGGCGGCCGGGGAAGTGAATGACCTGTTGCAGACCGTCAAGGATGGGTATTTGGCCAAGGGATTTGGCCAGGCCAGCGCGGTGCCGGGTATCGGTCGCCCTGGCGAAAACCTGCTTTGTGCACGTTATAAAAAAGCAGTGTTTGCCCGCGCAAAGGCCGATTTGATCCCTGAGTTTGCAAGTCAGGGGCGCAGGGAGTCGCACCCAGGGCAGGAAAGCGCTGAAACCCGCGCCGGATTACTCGCTGAGGGTTCGATCATCATCCGGGCAATCAAAGGATTGCGTCGCGTGACGGTGAGGAAGATATGAGCCAGCTGGATGCGTTGAGTGATTTCATCACCAAAAGTATGCCCGCCAGGACGTTCAAGGGGGCAGGTTTTTCCAGCTATATGGATGAACTGAGTTTTATCCCCGCGCAACGGGATTTAGGGCTGGAACAGTACCGCCTGGCGGTGATCCGCTACAACGCGGTTTTAGCCTGGGATAGATTCCCTTACCGGCTGTATGACCCGCGCAACCTGGCGGCGCTGCTGCTGGTGTGGCTGATGGAATCCGACCGGGAACTGTTTGAAGAATTTGGCATAGACACCGAGTTACCCGATTTTGATATCGATCTGGTGGATGAGGAAACCGCCGTGGTGGTTATCACCTTGCCGATGGTCGAGGCGTTAAACCTGGTGAAGGACGACAAGGGCAATATTCCCCTGGACGGGGCGCGATGGCGGCTTGCTGATCCCACGATTTGGTTTGCCAGTGAAGCGGTGGTGTACGGCGTTGATGAACAGGGCGCACCGCTTGGCAGTGAAAAATGATTATCCGGGGTGAGTTAGACCCGGCGCAGCTTAAGGCGGTGCGCAAACAGCTGGACAGCCTGGAATTGCCACCGGCCAAGCGTAAACGGCTGATGTGGCGTTTAGGGAAATACGGACTGATCCCGGCTGCTAAACGTAACGTTAGAAATCAGCAAAGCCCGGATGGCCAGAAATGGCAGGGACGCCAGACGAAGCGCAAAGGCAAGATGCTGCGCAATATGCCAAAGCTGCTGCATATCCGGGAAATGCCGGAAATTGACGGGGTGCGGATTTACCTGAGCGGCGGCGGTTATCGCAATGGCAAAAAGAGCGTGGCAGCGGGAACGGTGGGTTACGCCCAACAAAACGGCATGAATGTGACGGTCAGCCGTCGCCAGGTTGAACGCAAAGGCAGGGCGGAGAGTTTGCCCGCCAGTCAGCGACAAGCCAAACGCCTGCGGGCGCTGGGCTACAAGGTGAAAAAGGGTAAGCGCTGGCGAAAGCCGCCGTTTAAAGAAATTCAGGAAGGTATGACGATGGCCAAAGCTGGGCTGTTGATCCGGACATTATCAGGGAAAGCGGCGAAAGCCTCCTGGTCAGTCGATGTTCCATCCCGTCCTTTCCTGGGCATCACGGAAGACGATTTTAATAAAGCGTTAGCGCGGCAACTCCAGGGCATCGGATTTGGCGCCGACGCAGGACACTAAGGGGAAGTTATGGCGTGGCCAAAGGTCGATGTAAATCAGGTCAATCAGCTACAGGGTGAAACAAACGAGATTGAGCGCGTGGTGCTCTTTGTCGGTACGGGGACAATCAACGCCGGTAAGACGCTGGTGGTGAATACCCAAAGTGATTTTGATGCGCTGCTGGGCACACAAGACAGCGTTTTAAAAAGCAACGTGAACGCGGCCATGCTCAACGCTGGATCCAACTGGAGCGGTTACGTGCATGTGCTGGCAGAGGATGCCGGGGAAAATGCCTGGGCGGATGCGGTGCTGGCCGCGCAATCCCTTTGCTCTGTAGAAGGTGTGGTGTTGCTGGACGATATCGCCACGAAAACGCCTATCAACAAAGCGGCGGAGCTGCGTGCCAAATTGCTGGCCAGCTTCTCACGCTGGAACTGGTTCATTCTTTCCGTGCAGGCACCGCAGGCCGAGGAAGATTGGGCTGAATATTTGGTTCGCATGGTGGCGTTACAGGAGCAGATTTCTGCCCCGTCCGTGCAGCTTGTGCCGCGTTTGTTTGGTAATGAGCCTGGCGTGCTGGCTGGTCGTCTGTGCAGTCGTGCGGTGACCGTGGCTGACAGTCCGGCGCGGGTGAAAACCGGTGCGCTGGTATCCCTGGGCAGTGATGAAATGCCCAAAGATGGCACCGGCGCGGCGCTGGAACTGGCCACCCTGGAAGCGTTGCAGGCGCAGCGTTTTAGCGTGCCAATGTGGTATCCCGATTATGACGGCTATTACTGGGCGGATGGGCTGACGCTCGATGCGGAAGGCGGTGATTATCAGGCGATTGAGTACCTGCGTATTGCCGATAAGGCCGCCCGCCGCGTGCGTTTGCAGGCGATTGCCAAAATCGCAGACCGCTCGTTAAACAGCACGCCGTCCAGCATTGCCGCCCACCAGGCATATTTTGCCAAGGTGCTGCGTGAAATGTCGGTGGCCAGTCAGATTAACGGCATCACGTTCCCCGGCGAGGTTAAGCCGCCGCAGGATGATGATGTGACGATCACCTGGCAGTCAGCCACCAAAGTGGCGGTCTATATCGTGATCCGTCCGTATGAATGCCCGAAAGGCATCACGGTGAGTTTGTTACTCGATACCAGCCTGACAGGGAGTAATTAACGATGAAACGTATTTCAGGCCAGTCCACCGATGTGCGCATTGATGGTGACCTGGTTCACATTGAAAAGGTCAGTTTAGATATCACTGACAACACGGCGGCGGCATCGACTCAGGGTGTCCCTGATGGCCATGTGTCCGGGGATGTGGCGGCTGAGGGGGAAATTGAAGTTACCTCCAAAGTGCTTACGCAATTAACCGCCATTGCACGCCGTGCCGGTTCGTGGCGTGGGATTGACCCGGTGGATCTGATGTTTTATGCCAAGGCCGGTAATGAAGAACTGAAAATTGAAGCCTTTGGCTGCAAGCTGGTGTTGAGCAACCTGCTGGATAACGATCCGAAGGGTGGCAGCACGCTGAGCCATAAAATTAAGTACATGGTCACAAGCCCGCAGTTTGTGCGCATTAATGGCGTGCCGTATCTGGAAGATGAAGATACCCGCAACCTGATCGGATAAGGACATTGCACGGATGCAAGAGCACGAAAAAAGTTTGTTAAGCCTGATCCTGTTGGGCGCACTTATCGCCCTGGGGCAGATGTTAGTGAGCAGTGAGCCAATGACCGGAAAGCTTTTTTTTGGTCGCATTATCCTGGGTTCGGCCACCTCAATGGTGGCAGCGGCGGCGCTGATTTGGATCCCGGATATTTCCCCGCTGGCCATTGCGGGGTTGGGGGCGGCGCTGGGGATTGCTGGCCACCAGGCCGTTGAAATCTGGCTACGCAAAAAGGGAAGTCGTTATTTACCAGGGAAAGGAAAACTGAAATGACACTGAGCGAAAAACAACAGTTGTTCACGCAGCTGATTGCCCAACTGATTGAGTGGGCAGGTAATCACGGTTACCGGCTGACTTTTGGCGAAGCCTACCGCACGCCGGAACAGGCCAAACTGAACGCCAAAAGCGGCGCGGGTATTGCCAATAGCTTGCACATGCAGCGTCTGGCCGTGGATTTAAATCTGTTCATTAACGGCCAGTATCAGACCAATACCGAAGCCTATAAACCGCTGGGGGAATATTGGGAATCCCTGGGCGGCGTGTGGGGCGGTCGATTCAAAACCCGCCCGGACGGCAACCATTTCAGCCTGGAACATAACGGGGTGAAGTGATGGGAAAGCAGCTGGTGATTGCCACCCTGGCGTTGTTGGCTGCGTTCGCAGCGGGCTGGAAGGTCAACGCCTGGTACAGCGATAGCCTGGAACTGGTGATCAGCAACGCCGCACACGCGGCGGGGGAAGCTTCCCGCGTTGCCGGTGAGAGGGTGGCCAGTGAATCCGGCCGCAGGCTGGAGGAAAAATTGGAGGCGTTACGCGATGCGCAGCCTACGGAAATTCGAACGGAAATACTTAAACCCGTTTTTATTAATGAGTGTTTGTCTGCTGAGTTTGTCAGCCTGTACAACGCCGCCGCCGATAAAGCCGAGCGTGCCTTATCAGGAAAATCTGTTAACCAAATGTCCGATAAAACTCCCGCGCATTAATGGGGTAACGGGCAAAGATATTGCAGAAACTTTATTAATACTCACGCCGCAATATTCAGAGTGTGCGGCACGTCATAATCAATTAGTCGATGAAATAAACCAACGGAAGGAAATATAACAATGAGTAAAGTTACTATGGCTGTAAATGGCACCGCGCTGACCTTTGAACCGAATGCGACGGCTTATAATAAATTCATTAACGAAATGTCGATGGATAATAAAGTTGCACCGGCAAATAACTACCTGCGCCGTATTGTTCACGTTGAATGCAAAGAAGCACTGGATACCATTCTGGATATTCCCGGATCTGCCCTGCAAATTTGCAGCTTTGTGAATGACCAGTTCGCGCCGAAATTAGAGATTGAACTAAAAAACTAACGGCGCGGGTACGCGCAATTGAAAATAATGGCCTGGAACAATACCTGATTTTACGCCGCCATTATTTACCGCATGAAAATGACGACCCCGAAAACTTAGCCCGCGCCGTGTGGCTGGATAACCGGCATTGGGAGAATCAACGCATAGCTGTAGCAAATGGCATTGCCCTGGCATTTAAAGGCGAATAATGGCTGATTTAGATTTTACACTCAGTTTAATTGACAACATGACGCGCCCACTTCGCCAGGTGCAATCCTCTGTGAACGGATTCGCTCAGGAAAGCGCGGCCGCTTTTGGCAAAGTGGCCATCGGTGCCGCTGCGCTGTGGGGCGTGGGTGCCTCCATCAAGGCCGCATTGGATCCGGCCATTCAGATGTTTGACGCCATGCAGGAAGCCAGCGCGCGCGGCATTAGTGATGATGCACTGGCCAAGGTCACCGACGACGCCCTGAAATTCAGCGTGCGCTACGGGGAATCGGCGGTGGAGTTTGTGAAATCCTCCGCGGATATCAACGCCGCCGTGGCCGGGCTGACGAACGCCGAATTGCCCCGCGTTACCGTGGTGGCCAATACCGCCGCCAAGGCGCTGAAAAGTACGGCCGGGGAAGCGTCGGAATTTATGGGGCAGATGTTTACCCAGTTCAGCGGCTACGCGGCTGAGGTGGGCAAAGTGCAGTTTGCGGAAGAACTGGCGGGCAAAATGGCCTACATGAAAAACCAGTTCGGCACGGACATGGCTACCATTAAAGACCTCATGGAAGGGGCGCGGGGTGTCGGTTCAAACTATGGCGTAGGGATGGATGAACAGCTGGCCGTCCTGGGTGAGCTGCAACGCTCATTAGGCACGGAAGCGAGCGGCTCTTATGAAGGATTCCTGAGTGGTGCCGCAGCCGGTGCGCAAAAGCTGGGGCTGAGTTTCCAGGATGCCCAGGGGAAAATGCTGTCCATGCCCGCCATGCTGGAAAAACTCCAGGGCAAATACGGTAAGAGCATCGAGGGCAATCTCAAGGCACAGGCAGAATTAGATGCCGCCTTTGGTGACAGCGCGGCGGTGATTAAACAGCTTTACGGCAACGTTGATCTGCTGAAACGCAACATTACCGAGCTGGGCAGCAATGACGGCATGAAAAGAGCCACGGAAATGGCTGAGAAAATGACGCGCCCCTGGGACAGGTTGACGGCGATCTGGTTTGCCATGCGTGCCGCCATCGGTTCCACGCTGTTGCCGGTGCTGTATCCGCTGGTGAATAAAATCGCGGACGGTGGCGAAAAACTGACGCGCTGGATGCGGCTATTCCCCAACATTGCCCGCGTAATTGGTTATGCCACCGTGGCGTTGCTGAGTTTTGCGGCCGTGGGGGCAATCGCCAATATTGTGATGGGCGTTCACGGGTTCGTGATGATGGGCGTTACCCGTTTGCTGGCACCGATGGCCAGACTATTGGGGATTAACCGGCTGGCGATGGTGGCCAGTAATGCCGTGACGCAGTTATTCAGTGCCGGATTGCGTGGCCTGCGTGCCACCTTGCTGGCCGCCAGTATTGCCGCCCGCATGGGTTCAGCGTCCTTTCTGCTGATGATTGCGCCGGTGGTGGCCATCGCGGCCGCCATTGCTGCGGTGGTTATTGCGGTGATCAAGTTCTGGCAGCCTATCAAAGCGTTTGTGAGCGGGTTTATCGGCGGGTTCGGCCAGGCGGCCGGTGCGCTGTCGCCTTTCAGTGGCTTATTTTCCGGTATCGCCAAGGCGGTGGGCTGGGTGTGGGACGGCGTGAAAATGCTGGTCGGCTGGTTTGGCAACCTGCTGACGCCGATCCAAATGACGGAAGGTCAGCTGACCAACGTCACCAGCGCAGGCGAAACGTTCGGGCGGATTGTGGCGGGGGCAATCAACATTATTCTGACGCCGTTTGAGCTGGTCTATAACGCGATTAATTTACTGATCGATTTGTTCAGCATTGTGACTAAGGGCTGGATTGATGTCGTCAAATCCTTTGATATCAATTCCCCGGTGCAGTCCTTTGAAAAAATCGCCCGCGTGATCGGGGACGTATTCGGCAAGCTGTGGGACACGCTGAAATCGTCTTTCACCGGGACGTACAACTGGATCGTTGAGAAGTTAAATAACATTCCTGGCGTCAATATTGAGCTGAAAGAAGTCCCTGTGACGGCTACGCCAAAAGGCGTGCCACCGGGTAGCGCGATGCCAAATCCTGTGCCGGGAATGTCATCGGCCAGCGTGATGCCAAATGCCGTGGCGGGTATGCCACCGGCCAGCGTGTTGCCAAATCCTGTGGCGGCGGCTGGTGCACCTGCGGCCGTACCGCCAGGGTTTAACGGCGTTACGAATCAAATCAACGTGGCAGGCAATAAAAATCCGGTGCTGCAACCGCCGCAGCCGATAGGCAACACTATTTTGACGGGGGGGACGGTAAAAGGGGTGGAGCGTGGCGGATTGAAAAAGGAAATCAATACCAATACGGAAACCACAATTGATAACAGTAAAAAAATCGGCACCGTGAATATTCATCCTTCCAAAGGATTAACACCGGCCGAGCTAATGGAATGGCAGGAATTAAATTAATGACGGATTTGCTGTATGTCGATCTCCTTATTACCGGGCGTGATTTCACGCTGAACGCAGGTAATGAACCGGGCTTGTGTAATAACCGTATTAGCATTGCACAGGATATTGTCCACGCCATTATTGAAAGCGGGTTAACCACGTTATTAGTGGCAGAGCGCAGCCCGACATTACGCGCCGATGTGATCACCCAAATGATTCTATTAATTGAAAGTGATGAACGCATTATTCCTGGCACCGTGAATATTGCGGAGGAATCCGCAAAACGTCTGTGGGCAACGGCGGAAACCTATGATTTCGGCAAGATTTCCACCGGGGTGAATTATGAGTGAAAAACCTACTATTGATTTTGAGGCGGTACTCAAAGAAAGCGGGATGCCGGTCACTCAAGAGGAAATCGGTCAGCAGTTTACGGCTATTGTGAAAGCGGAAGGGATGATCACAAACACCTCCCGCATGTCACCGTTCTGGCGACTCATTACCGCCATTGTGACCACGCCGGTGCTTTGGATTAAAGATGTTCTGGTCAATACGGTACTGGCCAATATGTACCTGGCCACGGCCAGCGGTGCCATGTTGCGGATGCTGGCATGGGGGGTAAACCTCACGGCCAAACCGGCCAGCGCGGCAAAAGGGGTGATCCGTTTTTACAAGGAGAACGCCAGTCAGCCGGTGACCGTCCCGGCCGGAACCGTTATCCAGACCGAACGCATTAACGGCGTGACGTATGCGGTAGTGGTTGATGTGGATACGACAATGGCGGCGGGCGTGGCCAGTGCGCTGATCCCTGTCACGGCGATGGCGTCCGGGAACGCCTACAACCTGGCACCGGGCTATTACCGCATTTTGCCGGTGGCGGTAACGGGGATTAGCAAAGCCGTTAACGAGGATGATTGGCTGTTAACGCCGGGTGCGGATGAAGAATCCGACGATGATTTACGGGACAGGTGCCGCAATCAGTTCAACCTGGTGGGCAACTACCACACCGATGCGGTGTATCGCAGCATGATTGCGGGCGTCGTGGGGTTAAGCGTTGACCGCATTTTCTTTGTGCATGACGCCCCGCGCGGTGCCGGTACGGCAAACGCCTATTTGTTGTTAGACAGCGGCGAAACGTCCCAGCCGTTTATTGATGCAGTGAATGAGTACATCACCACGCAGGGGCATCATGGCCACGGCGATGATTTGCAGTGCATGGCCATGCCGGAGACGCAGCACAATTTAACGGTCATGCTGTTCGTGACCAACCCGGACAACATGACGGGCGAGGAAAAAGCCGCGCTGATTTCCGGCGTCAGCAACCTGATCCGCAGCGCTTTCCGGCAAAACGCAGAATACGACGTAAAACGCACCTGGCCATATTCGCGTTTTTCCTTTTCCAACCTGGGCAGGGAGCTGCATAAACATTTTGATGTGATCGAATCCCTGGTGTTTTCCTTAGGCGATATCGTCAGTGAACTGAGCGTGCCGCGTCTGGCCACGCTGAAAGTGGAGGTGAAAGGTGTCTGATTTCGCCACAAAAATGAAAAGCCTGAAATTGCCGTCATGGATGAACCGGGGCGAACCGGCCAGGATGCTGAAAGCCGCCGTGAAGTTCTGGACGGGGATTGTGGAGTGGGTGACCTGGCCATTACAGCAGTTTGATCCGCTGACCTGTGCCGAACCGCTCTTAAACCTTCTGGCCTATGACCGTGACATTGCGCGATTTAACGGTGAACCGCTGTCATTGTTTCGCAAGCGCGTGGCGTTCGCGTTTATCAATGCACAGGACGCGGGTTCAGTTTCCGGTTTTATTGCCATCTTTGAGCGCCTGGGGATTGGCTATGTTGAATTGCTGGAACGCCAGGCGGGCATTGATTGGGATGTGATCATTGTCCGGGTGACCGATAGCCAGATTTCAGATAACGCAGATTTATTGTTGCAGATTATCCGTCAGTACGGCCGCACCTGCCGCCGTTATCAGTTTGAAGTGATCACCACGTCCGGGATGCGCATTCGCGCCGGATGGAACCAGGGCGAATACGTTTGTTATCCCGCCAGCCTGGGTGTGGTTGAAACAGGAACCGCCACGTTTGGCGCAAAGTTATAAGGAAATAACATGTCACAGACCGTGATTACGACTGCGTTTGAGCAGTGGAAAGCCGCGCAGGCCGCCAACGGCCAGGCCATTGTCCTGGATGAGTTTGTTTTTGCCAACGTGCCAAATCTGGACGTTAACAAACCGATTGATCGCGCCGAGGGCGTGCCACCTGCCGCACAAATCGTTTACCGCCAGGCGGTTGAAAAAACCGGTCTGGTCAATCAAAACGCCGTGGTGTATTCGGTGACGCTGGGCGCGGACGTGGGCGATTTCTCGTTTAACTGGATCGGGCTTATCAATAAGGCCACCGGCAAATTGGCAATGGTGGTGCACGCACCGCTACAAAGCAAAGTGAAGAACGCCAACGGTCAGCAGGGCAACGTGTTAACCCGTTCATTCCTGATGGAGTACAACGGGGCGGAAACGCAGACGTTGATCAGCACACCGGCCGAAACCTGGCAGATTGATTTCACGGCACGCCTGGCGGGTATGGATGAATCTCTGCGCCTGGCTAATCTGGATATTTACGGCGCGGGTGCGTTTTTCGATAACGGCTTTTTGGTGTCCAAAACCGGTACGCAATTCTTTGTGACGGCGGGTGTGGGTTACGTGGGTGGACTGCGTGCCAGCCTGGCGGCTAAAACCAATATCACCGTGACAACCAAGCCGATGAAGGTGTGGGCTGATGTGAGCTATCACGGCACGCTGACCAGCGAATACAAAACCGATATCAAATTCACCCTGGCCACGACGCTGAAAGACTACGTTCAAAGCGGGATTGCGCACTACGTGTTTGCCCTGGCCAGCATCGACGCCAACGGCGTGATCACGGATTTGCGCCCGCAGGGCAGTAGCTTATATCTGCGTCGGGATAAGAACCTGGCAGACATTGCCGATCCGGCTGCGGCACTTAATACGCTCAACGGCGTACCAAAAGCGCGCACGGTCAATAAAAAGCCGCTAACCGCTGACATTACCCTGACACCGGCAGATGTGGGCGCAATCAGTAATGTAATGCCTAACGTGGATAACACCACGATCACCAAGCTTTATGATCCATCTATCGTGGGATTATCCGGCGGCGTGACATTGGCCGGATATTTTGACGATCATCCGCTGGGGGCAACCTTTCAGGCGGCTGACACGCTGGTGAGCCATCGCCGTTGGTATAACGCCGGGGCGGCGCTCACGCAGTACCTTCACTGCCGAACAGGCGCTATTTACGTGCGTGTTGGAAACGTTAGTACAACGGAGTCAAGCGGCTGGCTTTGGTTGCAGGCCGGTGCAACTGCTCTGCCTTTTGGGTGGCGAAAGCTGTTTGATTCAGCCAACCCACCGACTGCGGCAGAAGTGGGGGCGTTTCCTGTTTCCCCTGGCGTGCTGGGCACAACGGATATTAATACCCTCAACGTGGCCAAAATTGGCTTATACGTGCAAAGCACCGGAGCCAATGCCACGGTGGCCAATGGCTACCCGCCAGGCTCGCAGGCGGCGGGCGTTTTGGAAGTGATCCCCGCGTCCTGGACGGGCGGTGTTATGCAGCGTTACACCGTGCAAAACACTGGCATTGTGTGGACGCGGGCATTAAACGCCACCTGGAATGGGGCAGATGGTCCGTGGCGCGACTGGGTGCAAGCCAGTACCGCTGGCTCTGTTGGGGCAAATACAGCCCTGGGTGCAACAGACCTTAATACCGTGGGTTTTGGCCTGACGGCGGTTCAGGCTGCGATTTATCACCAGTCTGCCAATGCGTCAGCAACGCCGGACAGAAACTACCCCGAAGCCAAAGCGGGAACGCTGTTTGTGACCGGCAGCGCCTATGGATGCCAGCAGATGTATATCACGTTTGATACCTGCAACGTCTGGATGCGTGGCCTTTCAACAACCTGGAATGGTAAGGATGGTCCGTGGCGTCCGTGGGTAGCCGTTTATGGCACCAACAATAAACCGACAGCCGCAGATGTGGGCGCATGGACGGCAACGCAAAGCGCGGCCAGTGAAAAGGCACTGTCGGACGAAATTGCGACGGCGTTTAAAATCCGCGCCAACCTTGCCGCCGCTGACACCCCGAACACCTTGCGCGGCAGCGGAATGTTTGGGCATTACGGTGTGCCAGGCGTTGCAGCTGCGACGACGGACAAAGGCTATCCGATGAACGGTTTTGTTGGGGTGATTTTCGTTACCTGGGGGCCGAATGCGACGCAGCAAATTGCCTTTAACAGTAACGGGCGACAATTCACCCGCTACGCGACCGGAGCATGGAACGGCGTTGATGGTCCGTGGTCTGCCTGGAATGAAATTTATTGTCAGGCTAACAAACCCACTCCGGCAGACGTTGGCGCATTGCCCGCTGGCGGAACCGCAGTAGCGGCCACGAAATTGGCCACCGCTCGCAAGATTGCTGGCGTGGCCTTTGACGGCACCAAGGATATCAGCATTGCAGCCGCTGATGTAAATGCGGTGCCTGCTACTGGTGGCAATGTAGGTTATCTGAATAACGCGAGTCATTACGGCATTAAGCCGGGTGTATGGGAGGGGTCTGGGGGCTTTGCTAGTCAATACACACAGCCGGTTGCTCCTTTCATCGTTCCTTATGGATTTCAGGCACCGCGCGATGTGAGTTCATATGCGCCCATTGTTAAAGGGGTGATTCAAACCACGGGGTATGGCTATGGTACTGCCGTCAGCTTTGGTGCACTGACTAGCGGTGGAACGAAATTTGCGAGCGCAGTTATTCATGCCATTGGTGATAGCGGTGTATCGGCGGCGTGGATTTTCGATCCCATGGACGGCAGTTTTGGCTGCCCGGGCAGCGTCAGCGCAGCCAATATCTACAGCAGTGCGGGGATTTACGAGCAAGGGCAGCGTATTTCAACCCAGGTGGATGCGCAAAACCGGGCAAATAATGCGGAAAATAACGCCCGTAACTGGGCTTATGGAAACTGCGTGCAGGATATTCGTTTTGGTGCATCCACCGAATTTAAAGAACGCAGCAACAATGAAAATATGAACGGTGGCGTGATGACGTCCTTCAAAGATGCGGGGAGTTCAAACTATTGGATCCGGATGCGTCCTTTGCAGAAAGCCGTGGGTGGCAACTGGTATACGGTAGGTTATGCATGAAAGCGAAAATTTATGAGCAGTTTTCTCTGCGCGAAAATCTGAATGAAGCAGAAACGTTACTGGCTACATCACACGGCGTGATGTTCCTCAGTGATAAGAAAGGAAACGACTGGTACGAGCTGCAAAAGGGTTTTTCGGCCAACACGCTGAAAATTGTTTTTGATGAAAATGGCGTGATTAACTCCGCCAGTTATGACGCGTCAACTCTGTGGCCGCAGTCTTTCAGCCTGGCCGAGGTTGATGTTATTCCCGAAAGCTTTGATATCCGTTCTCGCGGCGATAAATGGGTGTTTAACGGCAAAAAGATAATTGAACGCGTGTATTCAGCCGCTGAACTCACTGAACAGGCCGAGGCGATGAAAGGCAGTTTGCTGGCCACGGCGTCACAAAAAATCAGTCCGTTACAGGACGCCAAGGAATTAGGAATTGCTACAGATGCCGAGCTGGCACAGCTAAAGCAATGGATGCTTTATCGGGTATTAGTCAGTCGCGTTGATACTGCTCAGGGGAAAGAAATGACCTGGCCAGCGGTGCCAACCGATGTGGCGTAAGGCAACGCTGAGCATCCCGGCAGATATGAGCGCATTAACCTGTTCGGTGTTGCCGGTTCATCCGTGGGTTTACGGCGTTGGTCAGGCCGCTGGTGACAGCAGTTATTTAAGCCCGGTTAACGCCACGGAATACCTGGCCAAAAAACTGGAAAGCGTCAGTGATGAAACCAGCGTTGTGGTGCATATGCTCAATGCCCCGACGCACGCGGAATTTATGGCGATGCTGTCCGATTATTCCAGCGTGCTGCCCTTGCCGGTGATTGCCCAGGTAAAGCGCCGGGCAGAGGAAGCGGCTCAACTTGCCATCACGAAAATGCAAATCCCTGCAAAATTATCCGGTGGCTTACCTGCGGCGTTGCCGTTGTCCACGTTCACCAATCGCCTGGCGGTAAACGCCCAGCGTATTGCGGCCGCTAAGGTGGAAGCGGCTACGGGAGCCAGCGCGGCCGGATTGCTGTCTGCCCTGAAAGACTTCACCGCGGCGCGGGGAGCTGCCCTGGCGGCGGCGGCCGATGCGTTATCCGCCCTGAAAGGCAAAACGTCACCGGCGTGGGTGTTTACGGCCAAAGGGAACGGCGCGTTCCTGGCCGGAGAGCTGCGCAAAAACATCCCGAATCAGGATTCGGTGTATACCCTGGCCACGTTGTTTAGCGGGGCGGATTTATCCACGTTGGAGGCGATGATCCATGACGATAACCACACTGGCACTTAATGGCGAAGCCATCCCGCTGATGAATCTGAAAGTCACGCCAACCATGCAGTTTGCGGAAAAAGACCAGTCCGGGCAGTCATCGAGCACGGCCAATGCAGAGCAGGGGATTAAGGCCAAAGAATTGCGCGTTTCTGGGACGGTATCCTTTCGGGACGCGGCAACTTTAAAGCGGTTGTTTGAGCTGGCAGAGGCAAAATCTGCCAGTGGTTCGTTGCAGGTTTACCGCGTGGCTAACCTGATCGCCCAGACGATTAATTTTCGTGAAGGGACGTTTACCGGCGCGATTGATGCACCGCAGCAGGATAATAAAATGGCCTGGCTGGTCACGTTTACCCTGCGCGAAAAAATCAGCGTAGCCGAGAAGAAAGAAGCCCGCGCAGGCAGTAAAACAGCGGCAACAAAACAGGGGGCGGGCGGTGCCAATGGAAGTGGTAACGCGGCGGCCGAGAGTGACGAAAAACTGACGTGGTTTGAGCGCAAAGTGCTGAAGCCGGTCAATGATGCATTGGGGTAAGGGATGAAACCCATCAAGCGGTTGTATTTGTCGAGCGCGGCCACGCACCTGGTGGACGCAAACCTGGCGTTAGAATTAAATGCCTGCGGTCGGGGATTTATCACCGCGCAGACGGATGAAGATTACACTGGCAAACTGGTGCGCCTGGACGTGGGCTATCACGATCTGGTGTTGCGCTGGTTTACCGGTTTTGTGGAGCGCTCTCAGCCAGCGGAGAATGGCTATCAGCGGCTTTTTGTCCGGGAGCTGGTCGGCATATTCGAGCGTCTTTGGCCGTGCTCTTTTCAGCATCCCACGCTGCGACAAATCACCGGCTGGCTGACCGAGGAAAGCGGGCTGGAATTCACGCTGGCCAGCGGTGCGTCCTACGCCGATACGCCGATCCCACATTTCACCCATTCCGGCACCGGCTATCAGCTGTTAGCCAACCTGGGCAAAGCGTTCAGTATTACAGATTACGTGTGGTATCAGCTGCCCGATGGTGGCGTTTTTGTCGGTGCGGCCGCTGATGCACTGTTTGCCGGTAAGCCGGTAGAAATTCCTGCCGAATTTAACCAAAGCGTAGCCGGTGGCAATGTCATGACTGTGCCGCTGATCCAGTCTTTACGTCCATGCGTAGAGGTGAACGGTCAGCGATTGACGAAGGTCAGATTGCATAATGATGATATGGAAATTACCTGGACGCCGCGCAATAAAGCCACCGGTCAGGCATTGCAGAAAACCCCGTTTCAACGCCAGGTTGAAAGCAGTTATCCAGAGCTGGCCAGCGGCTTGCACCTGCCGCAGTTCGCCAGGGTGGAAGCGCCCAGCGAAGATGTGAGCAACGGAAACATTGCCGATCCGTTCAGGCCGCGTTATGCCGTGGACTTGCAGCTGTTAGACGCAGACGGCAATCCGGCAAAAGATACGCCGCTTTATCCGGCCGTGCCGTTGCCGCTGCCAATGGCGGGCGGGGAATCCGGGATGTTCCAATTCCCACCGCCAGGCACGTTGGTAGAAGTCGGATTTAACGGCGGCCGCGCCGATAAGCCGTTTGTGCGTCAAACCCTTGCCCAGGGCAACAGCCTGCCCGCCGTGAAGCCGGGCGAACAGCTGCAACAGCAGCGTGATGGGGTATCGCAGCGTGTAACGGTGGCGGGCGATTGGGAACGCCAGACTGATCAGGTTATCCGTGAAACCTCAATGAGCCGGGTTGTCACGGCCGATGATGAAACCCGCACGCTGGTGGCCAGGGAAACAACCGTGCAGGCCACGGACAAAACCACGGTGCTGGGCAAAGCCACCTTGCTGGCTGGTGCAATCCAGCAGATTGCCCAGGGGGATTACAGCCTGGCCACGCAGACCAATTATGTGGCCAGTATCCAGGGCAATGCGGAAACCAACGTGATTGGCCAGCTGATTGAAAAGGTGGGACAGCTGCGCAGCAGCGTGGCCGGTGTGCGTCAGGAGGTGATTGCGCCGGTGGTGTGGATTGGTAGCCAGTCGGTGAACGTGTGCCAACTGATGCTTGATACCCTGGACGTGGTGAAACAGCTGGCACAGCTGACGGCTGCACACACTCACAACAATACCGGCACGCCGCTGAATGCCCTGGCCATTACCGACACCGGCACCAAAGCCACTACGCTAAAAGAGAAATACGATCCGGTTATTGGTTAATTTTATTAGTACATATTATTCAATGGCCTGCGTTCCAACGGGCAAATTCTAGGTATGATATAATTTAACCTCAACAATCCCTTCGCTATTGAGGTTTCAAAATGATTGAGAATCTTAAAAATATACAAAGTGGCAAAGCGCCGATTAATCGAGACGAACTCAATGCCTTGATTGAGACTCTTAACAGGAAGGGAACCGCCTACAATCTCTCCCCGATAAAATTATCAGGCAGTGGAATACTATTGCGTGGGCGAAAGTTGTCCCCTCCAAATGATTGGGATCTTGTAAAGGAACAACTTTCAGAATGGATAAAACAACTTGAGCTAGACGATAAATATTTCAATCCAAGATAGACGTTTGATAAAGCCCGCCGCGTGCGGGTTTTTTATTGCCCGCAGATAACCCACCCCAACCGCACGCAGTGCCGTGCAGTATCGTATTCAACGCCCTGAAACCTTTCAAAACGATCAAGCCGCCTGAGTTAACCCGTGCGGCCGTGCGCCCACGAAACAAAGCAAGACCAGACGGAAATTGCACTACACCGCACCCGCCTGCGCTTTTTGTGTAGGTAATTTTTTTCAGTTTTAAATTTCTACAAACCAAGCCGCCAGGCCGCGCCGTGCCTGGGGTTCTGCGCGTGATTACAAACTGAAAAGATTGAAAAGAATTTCAGTAAATTCCAGTTTTCTGGATCTGAGAAGGATCGAGAGAAAAACACAACGATATGAAATAAAAGGTTTTTATCTGCTTTTTGTCAGTTTGGTAGATCGCTGAGAAGATCAAACCGGCGAGGATATGAAAAGATTACAGGCCAGGTGTGGCATGGGCTGCGGGCGATTTGACGTTAATTTGAAAAACTGAAATTTGCGAAACTGGTGTGCTGTAATTATATACAGTAAGTAAGTTTAGAGACGGCAGAGCAAAAGCGGCAAAAGGTGGATTTTATGCGTTCGTTGAAAATTTGCAACGCGGTGATTTATTTCATGGTGAAGGGGGAGAGGTTAACCAGGGAGCAGGTTTTCGGGAATCAGGGGAATCCAGTTTATGCGATCTGGCCAGTGGGTAAGAAATGGGGTGTTGCTTATCACGATGGTAAAAGGTGGCTATCCCTTGCGTTCATTCCGCCACGCTCTGAGGCTGATGCATATGATTGCGCGATAGGCCATTACTATAAGTATTTTTAAATCTCAAATTGCAGCTCACTGTCTTTAAAATATTCGGTGTATCAATGATATGAATTGGCTGATACATAGGCATAAGAGGGTAAACCATGAGAGAAGGTGAGGAAAATAGTGGAATCCAACAATGGGGGTATCAAAAAATTTAGTGGTTAAGAATCTGATTTCATACCACAAACATTTCCAATAACTAGCACAATTTGGGGTTAAATGCCCATTTTTGATATTCGAAGCCGGTTCGCCAAAGTGAACATAAAGGGCATCCCCGTTAAAGTCATTCCCCAAATAATTAAACATAAAACAGCGGCTTAGCGTTTTACGTCCATAAAACACAAAATTCTGTTTCGCATTTGAGGGAATTCTTGAATCTGGCCATCCCCATTTACCTATGGCTATGGCATTTGCTAGGCCATATGAGCGAGGCGGAAAGAGCTTGAAAATGAGATCAGGTGTGGTGATTTTTTCAAGAATCAAAGCATCGATAATTGGTTTATTGGTGTGCCGAGAGAGAACGTAAAAGCGTTGCCAGCTGTAAAGCCAAAAAGCTACCAGTATGTAGGGGAAAATATAGCTAGCCGTTATCTTCAGTCCAAAGTTACCGATTGGGAGTGCATCAGCAAAGGTTGCCCAGCCCCCAAAGAGAGCTAATACGCAAAGGGCGGAGACGATTAATTTTGTTCGAGTTGCTTTGATATCTTCCATGGACACCTTATGGCTGTCGCCATTTTGTCGCCACTCTAAGAAAAAAGGGGTTACGCTTTCACGTAACCCCTTGATTTAATTGGTGGAGCTGGGGGGATTTGAACCCCCGTCCGAAATTACTACACCGTCGGCACTACATGCTTAGTCCAATCTTTACATTCGCCGGTTAGCTGCGGATGGACACGCCACTAACAAACTATCCTGATTGGGTTTAACGCTTTCACCCCAGGCAAGGTGTCCACGCGATCTCTTTTGGGTTTGACCTCTCTTGATCCCCGTCCTAAGAGCGGAGGCTAGGGAGAGAGGGCTCTAAGCAGGGTATTAAGCTGCTAGGGCGTAGTTTTCGTCGTTTGCGACTATTTTTTTGCGGCTTTTTACGAGGCAAACCGCCCCTCGGCATGCTCCTTGGGCTTCGCAAATCCCGTCGAATCCAGAATCAGCCCCAAGTACTGTTACGCAGTATACCAGAAAAAGAACACGCTAAGCCAGAGACTTAGCGGTTTGAGTTCTTCATGATACGTGCTTTGTCTACTTTCCATTCACGATCTTTAATGTCATCGCGCTTGTCGTGCTCTTTCTTACCTTTAGCCAGACCGATCTTCACTTTTGACCAGGCATTTTTCCAGTACAAGGAAAGCGCCACGACGGTGTAACCATCACGACTGACTTTTCCGAAAAGCGTTTCTAATTCTCGCTTCTTCAGCAGTAATTTTCTCGTACGGGTAGGGTCGCAGACGATATGACTCGACGCCACGTTAAGAGGTTGAATGGTTGCGCCAAATAAATAGGCTTCACCGTCGCGGAATGTGACATAGCTGTCAGAGATGTTTGCTTTACCAGCGCGCATCGATTTGACTTCCCATCCCTGCAAAGCAAGCCCCGCCTCGATTTCATCTTCAATGAAATATTCATGGCGAGCGCGTTTGTTCATCGCGATAGTCGCGGAACCGGGTTTATGTGCTTTTTTCTTTGTCAT